TGCGTCTTTACTAGGTTGCACACCTTTATTCTTTTGTACTTTCACTTCTTTCATCCCAAAAACATTTTTAGGGTTATACATAATCTTGCTCCTATGCAGTCGTTACTGTAACTATCCCAATTAAACCATTACCTACTAACGTATTAGGGGCTAGACCAAAAGGGTCATTTCCACCACCTATGGGGTTCCAACCCCACTGTATGCCCCTACTACTGTAACTTCCAGATGCCCCAAGACTTGTATCTGGTCTTGGATCTCTAATCGCCTGTGGATCATCTACAGGAAATTCTCCTAACTTAAGCTGCGGTTGGTCTGGGTTCCAACATTCAGGACACGCTTTTATATTAGTATTTCTACCCTTGGTAACCAAGTTTTTGAGTTCTTTCAATTTATATTCAAACCCACAAACATCGCACATTGCGATAGCTCTACGGGCTGAAGCAAACCGATTACTCATTATTAAATCCTACCCACTCGCGGAACAACTCGGTAAGGTGCTTTTTCTCGATCTTCCGCTGCGGCAAGTTCAAACTGTTCCTCATAGGCAGCTTTCAGCATAGGTACTCTTTCCATTAACTCAGGCACTTTCAGAGCAATGTTGTAGGCTAATCCAGCAACTAAGCAAGGTAAAAACCTAAAGTTAACATCTGCGGTTTCTACTCCACTACCCGCATCTTCTATACGCCGCATACGCCAATACTTAAGTACATAAGTGTCACTTTTGTCAGGTACAGGCCATAAATTAAGTACAGGTGCATTCCTTTGACGATCTATCCACATCTGTATAGGTCTACCTTCAGACAACTTATTAGGTATAGAGGCATACGTGCTTACGCTTATTCTATTAATAGTTAGATCTGACTGCGTATTAGCGTTACCAGAATTAGTCCGTATGACGTGTTCAAGAAGATCAATAGTGTCAGCACCAAGTGTGTACTGAGAAGTACCGTCAACTAAATTGACACTACCCTCTTCTATCGTCCATAAGTTAATTCCACGGTTCTGCCACTCTATGGTAAGTAGGTTCATAGACCTACGGGCTGTGCGTAAGTCGTAACCAGAACGTAATTCTCGTCCAGCACGTTCCCACGCTTCTTCAGCGATTTCAGTGAAATCCATGTTGAACGCGGTAGTGCCTGACGTAGCCATAATTACTTACCTTTCAAAAACGAAACAGCTTGTTTTACTAACGTATCTTTGGTCTTCCTACGATCTAGCTCAAGCCCATGCTTCCGCATCTCTACCTCAAGTGCATCTTTACTCATACCTGTAAGTTCTTCCTTAGAAGGTAGCTTAGGTGCAGCTTTCTTAGGTGCCGCTTTCTTAGGTGCCGCTTTCTTAGGTGCGCTAGGCTGTACCTCGTTTAACTTAGCTTCAGCTTGCGCTTTGGTCATAAGCTCAAATACAGTAGCCGTATACGTACCATCTGCGTTTTTACTACCTATTTGAAAAACGGGTTCTCCGGTACTAGAGAAAACACCGTTCTGAAACACTTCTAATTTACTCATAATCACCTCATTTTACAGGGACGGACACCTTTTCTAGCGATACCCGCACCACGAACTTTTGGTTTTAATGCTTTCGCCTTTGTGGTTTTTTTAACAGCCCCACCTTTTTTCATATCTGTTCTACGAGTCTTACCCTCTAATTTGTTAAGGTAATCCCGTAAAGATAATCCTGACTCCTCTAACTCTTCTTTGGTAACAGCAGCTTTCTTTCGCCCGTCTTTACCAATAAAGGTACCTACCTTCTGTCCTTGTTTTTTAGCCCTTCTTTGCCCTTCAGCAACATTTTTAGGGTTATCTTTTGCCTTTGGTACCTCCGTAGACTCTTCCCCTACAATAGCCGCTGTAGAAGTCCTACGATTCCCTTGAGGTGCGGTGGGCGTACCAGAATCTCCTAGCTCTATCTTTGGGGTTGTAGGTGGCTTTTCTGGTGGAGTAGGGCGATCACTTGCTCTTTCCTGTCTACGAGCTTCCTCAACATCTGCCTGTGTAGCGGTAGCGGTAGCAGCGGTAGGCATACGTCTTGCTGCTCTTCGTCTTCTTCGTGCGGCTAATCTTTCAGCGCGTTTACGACGAGCATCTGAGCTTAGTTTTCTAAGTCTTCGCATTACTTACTCCTTATATGAATAAAGTCTTTTTTCTACGGTCATTCATTACAGCACCGCAACCTTTGTGATGCCTACGCTTTCTAGCGAGTCCACCTCCACTAAATTTAACTTCTGCGGCTTTAGTATTCTTCACCACAGTTTTACCTTTACTACCCGCCTTCTTCTTTTTCTTAGCAGTACTAGCTCTTTGTTTCTTACTTAGGCTTCTAGCTTTAGCTAGAGGTAGGCATCGGTCAGGATTCTTCTTGTCCTTAGAAGTACCACACTCACCTTTGATCTTCCCATCGGTACCTATACGTACCCACTTCTGATCACGCCACTTCTTTAGCTCACCCATTACTTCTTACCTTTAGACCCTTTAGCGTAATTAGGATCTTTACAGTATTTACTAGCTGCCATATTTGCGTAAGCAGAAGGGTAAGTATCAAACGTCCGTTTTGCCCAAGACTTACCTTTGGCACAAATCTTACCACCTTTTTTGTAGTATCTACGCATAACTACCTCATTTTACAAGGACGAACACCCTTTATAGCGATACCCGCACCGCGAACTTTACCCCCCTTTTTCATACCCTTTGGCTTCTTACCACCGAGAGCACCACCTTTGGCATAACCTTTTGGCCCTTTCTTCTTACCACCAACAGCACCGCCTTTCATCATGCCCATTGGTCTTTTACCACCTCTGGCACCGCCTTTAGCACCACCCTTGGTAGCCATACCACCACCGTATAATTTTACTCCACGACCCTTAAGGATATCGGCCTGTGAAACTTTACCATCGCCTGTAAGATCAGGAAATTTACTACCCTTCTTGTTCATCGTTATCCTCACTATACAAATTGTTAAATACCCTAGCGGTATCCCATACATACCCTACATCTTCTTTAGAATTGTAGGTATTCTGGTTTGGTTTGAAGTCTGGGGCACCTTCTCCTGTTTCAAACCACGCTGGATGAGTTACTCGCACCCTGTTATTAGGTAATGCGACTATATTACCAGTGTATTCGCCAGCATCAAGAAGCTCTAACACATGGCTTTGTTTATGTTGCGCGGGATCATCTGCGACTTCACTATCAGTGTAATCTACTGTGAAATAGTACTTTGCAGGATAGAACTCACCGTCAACCTTAGCTATCCAAGGCGCGGGAGTGGCTCTACTTATTTGATATACCGCATGATGGTGTGACATACAATCCCAAGGTTGTGCAGCCCATACAGGTAATTCAGTAGGCCACTCCTCTAAAGGTGTGTCTCCCACTAAAGCTGTTATAGGCATTCTAGCCCACATAGCTCCACCATGTACGTTAGGGTCATCAGTGTCATACGACTCACAACCAGTAAATATAACCTGAAAACTAAGGCATCTGTTGGGCATACACGTTACTGCAACAACCATAGCGTGTAAAAACTCACCATGATACCGCTCATTGTTGACTGTGTACTCTCTACGAACCCACGCCTTAAAATAGGGTATATTCGACTGTAAGTACGCCACTCAACATCTCCACCTTTTACGTGCTTGACGTAACCTAGAATTAGGATCTTTAGCTGCTTTAGGAAACTTCTTCATTTGCCCTGCGGAACGAGCACAATAAGACTTACGTCTAGCTGCTCTTTTCCCTTTAGGCTTTTTCTCCGTAACAGCGGTCTGTAACTTACTACCGGGATTATTCCTACGGTACTTAGCTACACCTTTCTTGGTCATTCCAGCACCCGATTTAGTGGGGCGTTTATCCCCACTTTTAATCGACATGCCTTTCATGCCCGTATCTTTACGGACGGTACCACCTTTCTTATAGTATGTACGCATAGTACTCTAAGAGAAAAATGTAGTCATAGCAGTAAGGTCTGTAACAGCGGTGAAAGTAACAAACCCACCGTCAACAAACAAAAGACCGTCATCTGGCACATCAGGGTAAGAATTAGTACTAGCCCCTGCTACCGTAGCAAACTGCATCTTTATCGTGCCTGTGCCAGAACCTTCCCTAAACACAATGGTTGCTGCCCCACTACCGTTTACTACGTATATACCTCGCAAACGACAACGTGCGACAGATATGACACCACAACAACTAGTACCAGAACCCGCACTAACATTACCCGCTGAAGAACCAGAAGTGGCTATCTGAGTCACTGTTTTGAAGAACTTAGTTCCCGTCGCAGTGCCAGAATCAGCCCCTGTAATTACTTCAGTTTGAGCGTCATTAGACTCATCAGTACCAGTAACAGTAAAAGTAATACCGGAATCGTCAGATGCGGAAAGTATGGTGACATTCCTAGGAGAATCCATAGTAACAGACCCCCCACTAGCTAATGCGCCACCAATGGTTAAGTTAGCAGCCCCACTAACACTAGCGGCTGTAGAAATACCATCTGGATCTGCGGCAGCAGCAGTTATAAAACTGGATGTTACATCACTACCTGAACCTTTTAAGGCCATAGTAATTTACCTCCAATTAAGACGCTACATCATAGCCGACAACTTCTATTAAAAACCGTCCAGCAGTGTAGGTCGCATCACCAGTGCCTTGACTGACCAAATACAAATACTGATCCGCTGCTATGTCTCCACCAGCAACCATAGTACCAGCAGAAGCAGCACCAGCATTAATAATTTGTGTTTCAGTTAGATCACCAATAGCGGTGTCGTTTACGCCAGTACCCTCTGTAGCAGAATACAGATCAATATCTGTACTACCACCAGCAGGAGTCTCTAAGCAAGTCATCGTTACACCAAAAACAGTGCCTTGGTTAGCGGTAGTTACTTGGCCTATGAATGCTACACCAGAACCATCTTTACCTATGATGTCTCCAGCAGTTCCACCGTCTTTCAATCCAGTTAGATCAATCATAATAGACGACTTAACTATGTTGACGTTGGTACTAACATCGCTCTTCAAGCGGTTAACTTGCGTGACATATACAGCAGCAGTGCCTTCTATACCCGCACTACCTGTAGCTTCGGTTGCCCACTTATCCCCACTGGTAACTGTAATAGCACCAGTAGTGGCATTTTTGGAAACCATTTGAAACCCTTTCTCGGAACGAACAGGGCCGTTAAAAGTCGTAGTAGCCATTATTATCTCCTGTCTTGGCTAGTGTCAGTCCTAAGACTGTCAGGAATAAATAGGGGGGTATAACCCCCCCTACATTATGCTCCGGGTGAACCGAAAATACCAAGCGGATCAGATACACCAAATGAGTATCTTTCTCTCGCCTTGTATCGGCTGTTACCCGTATCGAAGTCAGCATCCATAGACGTTGCCATCGGAGTTCGCACGAAGTGCTTCAGACCGTTAGGTACATCAGTCATCAAGAACCAAGCATCTGTATCAGTCAGATAATGGTTAACTGTGTATCCACCCGGAATCGCACCATTGTTACGAATCGCGTTAATGTCATTGTCTGCGGTGCCTACTCGACCTTCTGTTTCTAGCAGTCGTGTTGCCACAAACTGTAGGTCAGAAGGAATAACTAACTTAGTAGGTCTAGCAGCGATCAACAAACCACGCTCATCAGTCCAACCACTAATCTGAATGATAGCGGCTTCAAGAGAAGTCTCATTCAAATCAGCGGCAGTAGCTGGGCGGTTTGAGTTTGTGCCACCAGAGACTAACGGGTGAGCAGTTGAACAAAGAGTTTGTCCGTCACCGTAAGTCGTACCCGCTGCGAAAGCGTTATTAAGGATAGCTGCACCCTTAACTTGCTTCGTGTAAGCCATAGCACGAGCCAATGCTTTCGTATAACGTGCAGACAGTGAGTCATACAAATTATCTTCTATAGCTTCCTCTGTCACAGAGAAGCCCATTGCAATGGTTTCGTGTGTATACCGAGCCGTGAAAGTCTCTTGAGCATTGTCATATTCGATGGCAGAGCCTTCGTCTTTAACAGGTGCCGCAGAAAAACCTGACAGCTTGGTTTCTTCTTCAAAAGAACGATCAGAAGATTCTGTTTCAAAAATCTCTGCATGTTCTTCGCCATATTTGGCGTACTCCAACCCGAACAAAGCGTTCAGTCCGGGCAGGAGTTCTTTCAGTAATTGGGCGCGTGAAATTGCCATTTTACGTTACTCCTATACTCCGGTCGCGTTATCGAATTGATGTCCAGCATTCCACTTCACATACGCTTCAGTGAATCCGCCAGAACTATTCTTGGTTTCCTCTACCAACGCTACAATGCGGAAAGGCAATGTATTTGTTGTTGCAGAGGTGTCAGAGATTGCACTCTTGGAATTACCAGTAACAGTGCTGCCAGTGTTGTCCACACCAGCTACGTTAGCACCAATATCAGTAATAGCAAGATCGCCAATCGTTTCGCCTGAAGATACAACCGCAGCCTTAAAAAGGATGTCGGTTCCATCAGCTACATACGCCTTAATATCAGAAGCAGCGGTACTAGCAGGGAAATACTGCTTAAAAGTAACTTGCTCTGTACTAGGGTCTGTAAAGGTACAGCCTAAAAAGACACCAATAGGTGTCATGGCAGCATCGAACGTATCACGCTCAACAGTGCCTCCGGTAACTAGTTTTACTGCATCCCCATAGAAGATATTAGTTCCATAGCCACTAGCAATAGAGTATTGCCGAGTAGTACCAACGAAAGGGACACCGCTTAACAGTTTTACCGGAACCAGCCCGTAAGGGGCATCAATAGTAGGATAAGCCATTGCTTATTCGCTCCTTATCTAAGTTCCATTACCAAAAGAAACCTTCGTTTTCCTATCATTAAATATAGGCATACGAGGATCACTCTCTCTCATAAGGTTGTTATCCACCGATTGCATCTGCGAGTTTGTTTGTGTCTCGTAATAGTCATTACGTTCTTCAACTAACTCAACAGGAGCTTTACAAAGCAACAAACCACCAATAACTACGTTGTCCTTGAACCTTTCTTGCTCAATGTCAACAAGAGTTATTTCAGGGTGATCTACAGCTTTCACTGGTTCCCAACCTTCTCGTAATTTAGAGGAGACATTAGTGGCATCAACATTCCCACGAGAACTTACACGTATCCAACGAAACGCATACCCTTCTTCAGGCTCTGGCGATGGAAGTGTTTCCGGTCGCTGCCAATGCCTTTTCCGAGTAGTGCTTTGTCGAGT